TGTAGTCTGCGAAGTAGCTCTCGTTGGTGCCATTGTTCTCTCTGATGTACTCGCGGCAGTCTTCGATTGTTGACACCATTCCCTTGTTGTTGCTGTCGCTCTCGTCATTGAAGTGGACGTCGTAGGTGCGAGCATCCCACTGCACGTCCATTGTGTCGTTGCCGTCCTCATCGAACCAGTGGTCGTGGTGGCCGATGCCCTTCTTGTCGATGTAGAACTCGCCGTCAACCTCAATCTCTACTCCGTCTGCTACGTAAGAGAGGTGGCCATTGTGTGCGTTTCCGTAGAACTCGATGTCTGTGATAATGTGTTTTGCCATGATGATTTTGTTTTATTATATGTTTTATTTACCTTTGCCTTACCTACCAAGTCAGAGGGTGGGTGGCCTCCCACCCTCTTTCTTTGGAATTAGAGCGCTACTTCGAAGCTCACTCTAATTTTCCAGATTTTGAAAACGATTTTAAAGCTCATAATTTCAATAATCGGTAGGTTTTTTTCTCACTAAGCAGAGACTTGCGCTACAATCAAATCCAACATTTGATTGCATTACAAAGATAACTCTTTTTTCTGAATTTGCAAAGATTTTTCAAAGAAATATCAAAAAAAAAGATGAAAAAAACCTCACGATCATTTTCGTGAGGTCCTGAAAATGTTAATGCTTCGAACGGCAGCAGTCACACAGGAGAGAGCTGATATATGGGTAGATTTCTCGCGCCACCCCTCCTCTGAAGTATGCCGCCTCCTCGCTTCGGTAGTCAATGCCCATGGCATCGCTGGTCTGCACCTCGAGATGCTTGAGCTCGTGCAGCAGGCTATTGAAAAACTCCGCTCCACTCGATGCCTTGCCGATGATCATAATTGTCTCCCTGTTGCGGTAGCTGGTGTAAGTCACGCCATTGTTGAGCCTTCCTCGCATCAGATTCACGGCAGTAGCCTTGACGTAGTTCAGAGGTGCGTGCGTCCTCCTGAGATTCAGGAGGAGTTCCTCGGCATTCTCCGGGCCAACCTCGAAGAAAGCCGTCACCCTCCATTGGTACGGCTCGATGTAGAAGGAGTGCCGGATCATAGGAAGCTGCCCCAGTCCACTGGATAGTGGCGCTTGAGAGCCTTGACGTACCAGCACGCCATGATCTCACCGTCAGCGGCGTCAATGTCATCCACCATCTCCTTCACTCCCATCGCTACGTGCGCGTCATCCGGCACGGAGCCTTTATAATTGTCGGACTTGATGAGGTTAGCGGCGTAGACGTAGTCGTAGCCTATCTTGTTGTCGAGCTTGATGCCGTACTTTGTGAGCAGGTCATCCACCTGCTCCTTGCTCCAGGCATCGAGCGGCTCAGGCTTGCCAGTCGCTCCCTTTTTCCTCAGCATCTTAACTGCTTCCTCGTATGCCTTCTTGTTGAAGTGCCAGCCGTTCTCCGCAAGGTAGTGCTCCTTGTCGGGTGTCTGGAAGTTGTTGTATTCGTTATTCATATCTTATATATATTAAAGGGCGGCGCTTGGCCGCCCTGGTTGATATTACATGAACAGGCGAGGGTCGAGGTATATGCCCGGAGGCGTCTGTCCCTGTTCTCCTGAAGGTGGCCAAGGCTGGCCGTATCCTCCGCCCTGCGGACCTTGCCAGCCGCGCTGTCCATAGTTGCCGCCACCATTTCCGCCTTGGTTGTAGCCCGAGTCACGCTGGCCATAGTAGCCTTCGCGCTGTCCGTAGTTTCCTCCAGCGCTCTGGAGGAACTTCTGGGCCTTGTGGACGAACTCCTGGAGTTCTCCCATAAACTTTATTGTTTCTAGATCCATTTTGTTTGTCATTTTATGAATTGCTTGATCTTCTTAATATCCTCAGCGGTGATTTTCACGCCGCTAAGATTACCGGCGAACATCTCACTGATTATGTTTCTCGGAAATTCCACGCATATCTGCCCGGAGCCTATGGTCGCGCCGAAAGGGCCTAAGGCATAGTCTTTCGGAGGCATCTCTTGGAGCAAGTCGCAGAGGGTGTCCACAGCTGTGTCTGAGTTGATGTTCCCCTTCTCGTCTCCGAGCATCAGGAACAGGGCATCGACGCCTGAATCTATCTTGTTGCCAAATCTTGTCAACATGTTACGCGCTGCGTTCTTGAGAAGTGCCCGAGCTGCTGCCTGATTGGGAAGAATCTCGTCAATAAGGTTGGAGACCCAAGCAAGAGCTGCATCCTTGATGCTACCCTTGAATTTTGAAACATCCGAGGTCGTCATTTCTTATTCCCTCCCTTAGTTTTGAGATATTCTTCCCAACTGAGGTGGGAGTAGTGCTGCGTGTAATCCTCGAAGTCAGCCATCTTCTTCTCCATCTCCGCAGATGCGCTCTTCCTTAGGTGTTTGACCGTGGCAAGATGCTGCTCGAGGAGTTCCTTGCCCTCCTTGCTCTGCTCTATCTTCGGCCTGATCATCTGGAGCTGGACGGCTCCGACGTATTCCATCAGCGCACGAAGTGTCGATTGATAGGTCTCGTCCTGCTGCATTGCAGCGAATGCTGGGGCTGGAATGGCTGCCGTGATGGCATCTATCTCGTCCCAGATAGGCGTGACGCTCTGAGGCGCCGTTTCGGCCTGTTTCTGAAGTTGAAGCAGAGCCTGACGTCTCTGCTCAAGGGAGCGCTGTGCGCTCTCGAGTTCTGAGTATTGGGCAGCGAAGTCCTGAGTGCTATTTGAAAGTAATGGATCAGGCGCTCCGCGGAAGTTGAAGTTGAAGTCAGTTGACATAATTTTGGAATTTTGAGCTTACTTGAAAATGATAATCAGTGAGAGTGTCCCCGGAAGAGGTTATGCACCAGCAGCAGGTGCAGGGGTGCGGTTGCAGCAGTTCTGGCTGTAAACACCGGTCACCTCAGGAGTGAGAGGAAGCACGTTCACGCCTTCTATCATCCTGCAAGTCTTGGTGTCGATGTAGTTCTTGAGCCATGAGCTTACCTTCTCGATCTCGCACATGATGAGCTTGTCCTGATATGGACGCACGGCAGTGTTGACCGCTACCTGAGAGGCGAGGTCTGCGATGCGGGCGTTGGTCTCGTCATCCTTGTTGCGGGTGTAGTTGTAGAGTGAGAAGAACTCAGCGACAGTCTTGTCGCGGAGAGCGTCGATGCTGTTGCGGTTGTTGATGTACAAGCCGAACTTCTCAGCAACATCAACCTCACGAGCAGCGGCAGCGCTCTTCATGGTATCCACCTTCTGAGACCAGAGGGTGTTGGTGAGAGCGAGGACGTCGTCACACTCCTTCGAGAAGACATTGAAGGTCGACGGGCATACAGCTCCGCCGCCTCCGAAGTAGTTTGTCACTGGCCCTGCAGCCGGAGCGGCTGCGCCGCCCCCGAGGATACCAGCGATGCCTCCCTGTTTCGCGAGAGCGATAACAGAGCCAGCAGTTCCGAGAATGCCGAGAGTAAGCGCGGCATTCGCCTTAGAACGGAGGTTTGATCCTCCACCATAACCGTGACCGTCGTAGCCGTCTACGTATACGGTCTCCTTTTCTTTGATAATTGGTTCCATACTTAAAAAAATTAGTCGCAGGCGTTGTTGCCTACGACTAACGAAATTGCAAGTATGGTGCACCGTGCCACTCTCAGACGTCTGACGTAAGACCGAGCGCTGTCTTGCATTCGGCCAGGTTACGTCTCATTGTGCGCCACCCGGAGCCGCGCCTTGTGTCTATCTCTGTCAGTATTCGATTCACGTGCCTTGACGACAGGCCAGTGAGTATGCAGATGCGACTTGTATAGTAGCCCATCTCCTTGAGGAGCTGCACGGCTATCCATCGGGCATCCGTCAGCTCTTGGTTTCTCTTCCCCGAGAACAGATCGGAGACCTCCACTTCGGAGACCTTCGCCACAACGCAGACGACGTTGCGGAAATCTTCATCGCTATTCATGGCTTCACGTATGGTCATAGCTCGATGTCTATGAAGGTGACGTCTTGAATCTTGGTGTAGGGATCTCCCGGGGCTGTGACGTGGACCTCACGGTGGTCCACCTGATTAGTGCGCCACAGGAAGCCCAGAAACCTCTTGTATCGGGTCTCCACGGCCACGGCAAGGTCAAGCCGGTGGACGATGCCTCCGCTCCACTTGCCGCTATCCTGAAGGAGTATATTAACGTCCAGCCACTTGTCGGAGAAGGCGATGCGCTTGAGAGTATCGCGCACTTCGCGCGTGACGATAACAGTGTCTGCTGCCTGTCCTTCGAGTTCGCGGATAGTCTCCGCGGAGGCGGTCAACATGGACTCAAGGTTTCTGTTCTTGATGCCAAGGTCTCGTATGATCTTGGCGTCCTGTGCCCTGAAGGTCTTGAGCTCATCGATGGTGAGCTCAAGGGTGCGGGCCTTGACAGCGTGGATGCTGTCCTGTATGATATAGTGTTCGAGGTCGGTCATCAGAGCCTCGGTGTTGTTTTCAAGTCTCTCCTTCTCATCCGTCAGGCGATGTATCGCTGACGACTGCACGGCGAAGGCTACGGCAAGGAGTAGGGCCGCAGCAAGTGCTATGATGTATATCTTCGTTTTCATTTATGCGTGAAATTCGTGAATATAGGAAGCCACTCCGTACTGGGGCAAGACGTCGAAGTGAAGCCATGTCACTCCCGCCTCCATACGGATGCGGCAAGGGAGCTTGTCGACGTTCTTCTTGATGAGTTCACGCGCCTCTTGGGCTGTCATACCTGAGACCGTGAAGTCTCCGGCCTTGCCCAGAACGTGGGCTGAAAGATAGATCGCGTCCTTGTCGCGCACCAGCGGGCATAGATTGCATCTGAGGCCGCGCTGATGAGCGGTGGACGTGTTGCAGATCATCGGAGCCTTGAGGATGTCGCGGCGGATGATCAGCAGTGCGTGCAGGTAGTCGGCGTCAAGGAACTGCCAGGACTGCTCTCCCCACTTTCCGAAGGTGTGGTCGCAAACCAGCTCGCGGATCTGGAAGTATTTATGAAGTTCCCTTATTATTTCGTCACGCGTCTGTTTCATCGTTGTCGTCTTTTATCTGGATTTCGGTTTCTCCATGGTTAAAAATTACGTCCTTACCATTTGCGAGGTTTTGTCCTGCGACTGCAAGGGTCGCGAATCCGAGCAATATGCCGGCGGCCGTCAGAACGCTTCCGTCAATTACTCCCATCGGCGGGCAGAAAAATCCGCCGATAAACAAGGCCAGGGCGCAGCCGAGGCAAACATAAAAGATGTACTTGTCCGCGTGGTGTTGTTTCTTCATTGGCTGTATTAGGTTTTTTGTGAATGCTCCCCAAGTATGCGCCCCGTCCGAGAGGCCTTCCTTGCGCGTCCGCTAGGTTCCGGCGGCATTCTCGGATCGCGCCGGGCGCCTGGGGAGCTGTGTCTGTTTTGCGTGTTTGGAAACTTACCGAATTAGGCTACAGATATTGTCACATCCTCATTAGGCATGGTAAACACCCACTTGTCATCTGCCACAGATGTTGCTGCTATACTCAAACCGGATGTTGTTTTGATGGTAGGTTTGAGATTTGCAGAAATAGTAACAATACCACCTGCAACACCCCTTGTATAACATTCCACATCTGCACCATTAGATACTACATTTATTGAGTGCAATTTATCTAATGTTCCCATATCAAGTGCAGTCAGTATTGAATTGGCAATCATGAGCATTCCAATGTCTGATGGATGTCTCTGCACTCCATAATTGTTGACTTCAAAGAAAGTTCCGTCTGTACTTTTAAGATAATGCCCCATTGCTTCCATTTGTTCGGAATCTGTCATTGCTCCTGTGCAATATACAAGATTCTTGGACATTGCCACATCCCTCATTACCTTGTCTTTTGTGGCATCAGACCAAAACAAAGAACATACAACTATCTCCGCATTGGCATTTACCGAAATTATATAATCTATCAGTTCTGCAAATGCAGTTGAAAAGTTAGTTGCAGCAGAAGAAACATTTTCGCCAATCTTAATTATGACAAGGTCTTTTCCGCTTACCAATTCCCTAACTTCTGCCTTGATGGAGTCACTTAAAACAAGACTTGTCTCCCAATGTGCAAGATTCTTTCTTGTCAATACTGATGTTGAATCCTTACTTTTACAAGCCTCAAGGATAAAGGCAGAAAAGTCTGTGTCCGGTGTGGATGCTGCCATTCCGTAACCGGATGTGAGCCAATTAACCGCATCACTTCTGCCATGCAAGGTTATGGAATTACCGACAACTGCAACATTCTTGAATTGTTGTGGAATAAGAGAAATGCTGCCATCAACCACCACCATTTTATATGTGTTACCTTGCCTGTCTTTTACTTTGAAAGAATTTGATAATGCCTTATTTGCCAAAGATGTGACATTGTTCAATTCAGCAGACAAGTCTTCAACCTTTTCCTTATTTGCGAATGGAGACTTTAAATCTTTGATTTCCCACTCTATATTGGCATATGAAAACTCTCCTCCGCCAATGCTATGATAAGAAAAAAGATTACCACCTACCGATGTTGCAAAATAAAGTCTTGCTGCATTTCCTGTTTCTGATGTTTTATTGGTAAATGTAAAAACAGACATATCACCTCCGGAATAAAATGGAAGACCAAACAAAACATCACCTTTGTCTATCTTAATACCCAAATCAGTAACATCAACATTATTCTCCCCATCTACAACAGGAATGGAAAAGATTTTTTTGAGGATGGCTCTCTTGTTTTGGTCAACAAATCCGACACCGAAAAAAGCAACTCCTGCTACATTAGCCAACATTTTAATCCTTGTAAGAATACCATCAAGTTCAGATTCTACAAGATTAGCCAACACTCTAAAATCAGCATTAAACCCACCTTTTGAACCATCCCCTTTTCCATATTGCCTTATTGATGGCACTTGGATGATATTTTTATCCTCACGCAAATAAAATGCGATATTTGCATTCTGCTCTAAAGAAGTATATACCCATTTGTTTAGAGTCTTATATGGTTGGATATTCAATTCATTAGGAAAGTTACATACTGCATATCCTGTAATTCCGGAATTGTTTAAAGCAAAGATGCTAACAACTCCGGTATCAGATAACGGACTATCCATCTGTGCAACATTAGCACCACCAACCTCTGTAATGACAAAGGTCTTTCGGTTGCTATAAACAAGCATTGACCTTATTTCATACTCCTTACTTGCATCCGTTCCTGTCAGATATATTTCTTGGATGATATTATTGATGGCTTTGCTATTAGATACGGATTTTGTATTATAGTTTTCCTCTATTTCTGAAACTTTCGCATCATACAATTTATTGTGGATATATGCAGCAATAGTAGGATTATTATTCAAGTTCTCTACAACCGCCCTATTCAAATCCATATTTACATTACCATAGATGTCTGTTCCCTCCGTAATGTTGTCAACAACATACCCTGTGATACCGGAATTGTTTAATGCGAATACTGATGCAACATTTTTATTAGATAGTATTGTATCCATCTGTGCCACAGGTTGTAACCCTCCGTCTTCAACATATATAACCATAGTTTTTCGGATTACTCCACTATTGTTATAGGTTTGTAACCTATGCACAACATATCTTTTATTTTGTGACAATCCTGTCAAATATAATTCACGAATATAAGAGTTAATGACATCATTGGTTGAAACCTTATACAATGTTTGATTTGATTCTAACTCGGTGAGTTTCTCGCTGACTACCTTCTGGCTAATTACAGCGTTCGGGCTCGTTCCCAGCTCCTGGGCGAGTGTTCCATCAAAGCCTCGGAATGGGAGGTCGTTCCATGCTGTTGCTCCGTCTCCTACCTTGTACAGGTTCGGGTCGTCGCTTACGATGCCGAGCTCCCCGTCGAGGAGCACTGGGTTTGTTGCGGCCCAGTTCGCTTTTGTGTCGCGGCGCTGTTTCATCTGCGCCTTGATTGTCTTCTTTGCCATATCTCCGTTTGTTTATTTTCCGATGATCTTGATGGTTGTCCTGTTGCTTCGCATCTTGGCGCAGGTCTTATATTCAGGGAAGGTCTCCCGGTTCTGTGCCAGGTAATGGAGCGCTTCCGCCATGTAGCTGTCCGCCTGACTGAAGAGTTCCCTGTACTGTCTTTGTCTTTCGGTCCTTTCAGGATCCGCGCTGTATTGGTCGTCTTTGACTACGGCTCCGTATGTGGTCGCCTGGATGTTTCCGTCTCGTACTATGCGCGCCAGGGCGTAGTAGGCGAGCGCGGTCTTGACTCCGGTCAGCAGGTTTTGTCCCTTGCATTTGTCTTCCCAGACGCCGCCCTCGAGCAGGACCTTGAAGCGGTCATCGGGCGTCTCTTCCATGAGCTTCAAATATAGCGCGTCGCCCAGGCGCGGCTTTATCTCTACCCGCTGCGCCTCTGCGATCATTGCTTCCGCCAGTTCCTGATCAGCCGAGCAGGGTCTGGCAAGCCGGCTTATCTCTTCGTATGTTATCAGGTTTCTCATGCTTGTGTCGGTGTTGTGGTGTCTACGAGTGGAAGGATTGCGAGGTTCGCGTCGTTCAGCTCTGCAGGCAGTGGCTGGGCTGTCGTCCATACCAGCAGGAGCGTCTTGTAGCATCGCGTCAGGGCTTTCTGTGTCTTGGTCTGTCGCTTGGCGTAGTCTCTCTCGACGTCCGCGACAAGGGTGCCGCTGAATCCGACCTTACCGTTTCGGATTGCAAGCCAGCCCTCCTGTCCGAAGGCTGCGTAGATGCAGTCCTTTATCTCGGCCGCTGTCGCTGTAAATTCCTTGTCATAATTGTTGCCCTGCATGTTTATGAAGTCGGGCTTCTCTTCCGGTGTCTCGATGGTGATGTCGAGAATCTTGAGGGCTTCTGTGTCGCCCTGGAGCGCCGCGAGGTCTTCTGCGTAGCCTTCGCCACTGATCTGCGGTTCGAAGTCTGCGTCGTCTCCTGAATTCGGAGTACCCTGGCTTTTCAATCTTACGAAGGCACCCGATGGTAAGAAGTTATTTCGAACGTTGCGGTTCATGATGTTGCTGAGTCCTTCGTCGGTGCTCATGTCCGAGAGCACTGCGTGGAACTTCGCGTACGGGTACAGCATGAAGCCTTGGCTCGAATAGTAGTATATCTGGCCTTTGTAGAACTGCGGGCCTCCCGCTTCCTGTATCTGAGCCAGTACGACTTCCGGATCAGGGTTGAAAACGTCCAGATAGTCGATGGAATCCTTTGTTATCTTGACAGGCTTGCCGTTTCTGGTCAGCTGTCCGGTCCAGTCTGGGTGCAGCGCTACCTTGCGCACGTTTCCCTCTTCGTCCGGCTCAGCGATGCGGACGTTTTCAAACGGTACGTGGTGCAGGCTTACGATGCGCGCGTTGATGTCGTAATTTACGTGGATTGCGAATCCGTCGTGCATGGCGAGGTCGCTCGAGACCTGCGAGTGTAGGTCTGCGAGTGTTTCGCCGTCAAGGTTTACCACAAAGCCGGCCAAAGGCTCGGACGCGATTCCGCGGCCCTCGATGTAGTCTGTGTATCTCTCGAGGCATCCGTTGCCTGTCTTCGAGTTGAGCACTATATTGCGCACGTTCTGCGGATATAGGTTGTCAGCGTCGTACGACTTGATGCCGAGGTTCTTGATGAATCTCGGGTCAAGTGCGGGCTCCGCCTTTGGCAGTTTTGTCAGCTTCATGGTTTACTCTTCAGGGTTGTCGTTTACAAGTTTAGCAGCAGCCGGTGCGATGTAGTCTTCCGGCACGCGCTCGAATTTCTTTCTTGCCTCTGGGTTCGCCTTCAGGTATGCTTTGGCGATCTTGTCTGTGAGGTTGTGGCGCGAGTACGCCTCGGTCCCGATCCAAATTATTACGCCGGGACGGAGCATGTATTTCTGGTCTTTTGCCATGGTCTGTGTTCGTTTAAGTTTCTGATACAATACGATTACTGCGTCGGCGTAGCGGTCCTTGCAGTTGCAGTCTCGTACCTTCTGGCCAGTCTCTGCGAGGTGGATTGCCTCTATGGTCTGGCGGTCTTCGTCGCTGAATACTGAATCGTCCCCACCCGCTACAAGCAGCGAGCGGAGACGGGTCAGCTGTTGCATTGCCTCCTGGTAGTCCATGACGCAATTTATTAGGGGTTACGCTTCGAGAAGCGAATCGAAGAGTGCCTTTCCTGCCTCGTATGTCTCGCCGAGATACATGCGCGATACTGGTGCGGCTGTCTCTGTGAGTGTGTAGAGTCCGCCGCCGTAGTAGTCGCCGTATGCGTTCTCGTCGAGCGCTGTCAAGGTGAGGCCGTTATGGTAGCCGAGAACCTCGAAGGCTGACGCGTGGTCCTTGCCTTTGTCCTTTCTCTCTACGATTGCCACGAATTCGCCGTTGAGAAGTGGATCTACGAACTGGCCGTATACGTCGCGGTCGTTGTTGATGACTGCGATTACGAGGTTCTTTGTCACGCTTCTGTAATACGCGTTATCCTCGAGGGCTGCGTTTGAGCCTGTGAAAGGCTCGCTGCCCATCTGGTGGATTTCGTAGCCGACCTTGCCTTCCTTCAGGCCGAGCGCTGTGATTACGTTCGCGCGCTCGGCTGAGAGGTTGACGTTATTGAAGTCGATGTCCTCACGGTTGATGAGGATGGCGAGGCGTTCGTAGCCCTTCGCAGGTAGGTTCGCGCAGTCTCCCTTTGGGATTCCCTGCTTGATTATTCCGTTGCAGATGCTCATGTCGTCCTCCTTTTTTGGCTAGATTAATAAGCGATTGCAGCGTATTCCTCCGCGAGTACAAGCGCGCCGATTGTGTCGGCTGCATAAATGTAATTCTTGCGGGTTACGTCGTCGAATGTAACCTTGAGGTCTGCGACTGTCTCTCTCGACTTGCTACCGACGCGGAAGTTGCCCTTTGCTCCGTAGATCACGCGGAACGGCTTATCGTATGCGTCAGCGTTTGTCGCGTTCTTGAGGTACTCCTGGATGATCTCGTCGAACTGTGGAACGGCCACGAGGGTGATGCCCTGATATGTGGTCTTCTGAATGCCCGCGAAGATAGACTCCCACTGGAGCTCGCTGCCCTTGTTGTTCTCCTGGATGTCGAGGTTCAACATGTCAGCGAATGCCTGGGTTACGATGAAAACGCGGTCTGCCATGCGGCGGAGCTTCATCGGTGTGTTGATGATGAGGCTGTTGAGCACGCCTGTTGCTGCGCCTGGCTGGCGCATTGCCTCGTACTGGGCAGCGACGTTCGCCTTGGTGTTTGCCTCGATTGGCACGCGTGTGGTCTTTCCAGCAGTTACGCCCTCGAAGAGCTGCTTGAAAATACCGTCTACGAGGTTGAAGTATTCAGGATCCACGCCGTCCTTGAGTGTGCCTTCCGCGTCTGTGTCTCCGAAGAATGCAAATCGGATCATGAGGTCGCGGATTGCCTGCTCGAGGATTGGGCGTACTACATTATCCATGTAGTCGCTGTCGGTGAGGTCCGCCATGTCTGAGCCGTTTGCTGCGAAGTGCTCAGCGATGGTGTTCTCGAGCTCCTTGTAGCAGATCTCTTCTGCGATCTCCCACTCTTCGAGTGTCCAGGTCTTCTCAGTAGCCTGCACGAGGTTCTTTGCGTATTCAGGGTCGCATCCCTTGGCCTTCTTACCGAGGAGGCCTGCCTTGCCTACAAAGCCCAGCTTCTTGCCGTTCTCCTGGCCTGGCATAAAGGTGACGAGCTGTCCGAGCTTGTCGTCCTCTACGAGCTCCAAAAAGATGAGCTCCGCGAGGTCCTGCACTGCCCCGTTCTTTGGGGTCAATGATCTAAAATCGATTCCTGCCATATCTGTCAGTGTGTTATAGGGTTATTATTCCGATTTCTTGTTGCGTGCGGCGCGTTTTGCCTTGATGGCCTGGAGGTCGCTCGCAGTCTTTGATGCCTTTGGCTCTACGGTCTGCGTGTTGCGCTGACGCTGTGCGGGCTTGTAGTTCGACTGGAGTGTCTTGTCGAGCCATGCCGCGCCGCCGGCTTTTTCTACCTTTGCCACGATGCCCTTCTGGTCGTCGCTCATCTGGTTTGCCTCGAGCTCTTTGATGCGCTCCTGAAGGCTTGCGATCTCTGCGTCCTTCGCCTCGATTTCGGCCTTGTGTGCTTCGTCGTCTGGGTTTGGCTCTGGCTCTGGGTCAGCCTCTGGCTCCGCGTCGCGGATCTCAGTGATTACTCCGTCAGCCACTACGATGGTGGTACCGTCCGGCATGAGGAACTCTCCGTCTGGCGATGCTGCGTCGCCCACTGCAGGATCCTCGCCCTCTGGCTTGTCGATTGTGATCTCGGTTCCGTCCTGTGCTGTAAGGACGTAGCCAACCGGGGCCGGTGCGTCCTCCATCTTTACAGAAAGACCGAGGGCCTCAGCGAATGCCTTGAATGCTGAGGCGATTGTCTTCTTGTTGTCCATATCTGTCGATGAATTGGTTTCTGGTCGCTTCCAGGCTTTCGGCTTGACGCTCGCGCTTGCCGGTTCCAGGATCTCATGGATGAATCCCAGCTCTTTCGCCTGTTCCATGTCGATGAATTTGTCCTCTTTCATGAGGGCCGCGAGGGTGTCTCGGTCCGCGCCTGTCCTCTCTACCATGAAATCGAGAGTGCGCTGGTTGTCCTCGTCCAGCTGTGTGGCCAGCTTCTCGAGGTCTTCCTTGCGGTATGAGCCCGCCAGGGTGT